TTATTTCAGTAGCTTTTCAATTTTCGCTTTCGTCTTCGATCCGTAAATACCGTCGGCAGAAAGCCCGTGCATCAGCTGGAACCGTTTGACTGCGTTTGCCGTTTTCGGCCCGTAATAGCCATCTATGCCGTTATTCTTCGCCTCTTTGTCTGGATAGAAATAGAGGGCAGCTAAAGCCTCTTGAATCTGACGGACAGCCGTTCCTTTCATCAGCGGGCTTTTCACTTTATAGATGCCGGACGGCAGCGTGTATTTTTTGCTCGTTTGCTTTTTGCTTGAGGATGATGACTTTTTATCTGGTGTTGTTTTGGAAACCGTCTTCTTTCCAAGCAAGCTATCGACTTTTTTCCTGAATGTCGTCAGCTGGCTTGCATCCCTCACCCAGGGAGTCGGACAGCTTTTATTTGTCACATCATAATGCCGCACAATCTTATCTGTAGAAAGGCCGTAACGCTTGCACAAATCAGCGACCAATTCAGCAGCATTTTTAACGGTTTCGCTGTGAATCTTGCCGTCTTTTTCGACGCACATTTCAACACCGATTGCCGTTGTGTTAGCGTTTGGTTTTAAAAAGCTGACATAACAGCGGTTTTGATCATGGGCGTGATAGGCGACTTCATTTTCAGGAATAATTAATTGCGCCTCTTTACGGTCCACAAAATAATGGGCTGATGCGTAACGTTTATCAGCGATACACGTTCCATTGAAATAATTCCGCTCATTCAATGCAGAAGCGCCGGGAGTAGCCGTCCAGTGCATGACAATGCCTTTAACTCCCGACATTTTCAGACCCGGCCGGGTATACTGATTGACTTTCACATAATTCTTCACAACTTTAACCATTTGAACCCCTCCAATTTGGTTTTAAATAAAAAAGGCTGCCAGCCGGCAACCTCATTTCGTTAACCCTTTTTGTTTTAGAACTTCTTTTTGCTGCTTTCCTTTGTCAGTGACATAGTTGTTTTTATACCAAGCGACCAACGTCGTGACGATTGTAAAAATCGTGGAGCCGGCCAAATACAAAGCGTCGGCCAACGTATTGACCTGATCCTCGCTGATCGGCAAAGCTGATTTTCCAAACATGATCAATGTCTGGTTTACCAATGCAATAAAAAGAAGCACCGTCCGGACGACCGTGCCTTTGTCAAAGTTTTTCATATTGTGTTTTCCTCCTTATTTCTGCAGTAGATTATAAAAAACAGCGATTGCGCCGCCAATGATGCCGGTGCTGACCGCTGTAATGATTGCGCCGGTGATACTGCGCTTGATCCAAGTTGTGTTTTCCTCGATCTTGTTCAATTTTTCATTGATAGAAATGATCTGCTGATCATGACGGTCAGTTGTTCTTTCGAGAGTAGTGATCCGCTGATCTTGTGTTCTTTGATCTGCTTTAATTTCTGCGATTTCTTTTTGTAAAACATCATAATCATTGGGTTGTGTCATGTCCTGAAATCCTCCTGTTCTCACATCGTTTTCACCTCCTTTGAGGCAAAATAAAAACACCCTTATCGGGCGCTTGTCATTCCTAAATCCACACAGACGGCGGGTTTGTCATAGCTCCGGCCTGTTATTTCTTCATATTCTGCCGGGGTAATATGGCCCCAATCTACGTAATCTCTCATGATTGAGTCATCATCATAACAACCCCAATCGTAAAACTGCTTAATAGCCGCAAAGTCTGGATACATCATGAAGAACCATCACCTTTCAATGATGAAACTTCTTTTTGAAGACGGGCCAATTGATAAGAGAGTAAAGCATTTTGCTTTTTTAATAGCTCAATTTCACTCGCTTCAGGCTCCGGAGGCTGCAAGCTTTCAATGTACTCTTTTGTAGCCGACTCCTTCCACACCTTTTCGTCCGGGTAAAACTTCGGAAGATATAAACCCGGGTCAAATGGAATGTCTGTCCATCCATCCGGAATTTCATAATTCCCTTGATCATCAGGCTGAATAATATCATTATCAATTAACAAGAACGTCTCTTTGTCATATTTAAAAATGTTTTTCATGATTTATCTCTCCTACAGGGGAATAATTTCGTCCAAACCATAAGAAGTTATGTTCTCGGACTTATCAGCGATTTGCCCCTCCAGCCTCATATTTCCGTTTGTTTCAATATACAATTTAGTCATCCCTGTTGTACCGAATATAGGAACAAGCTTGCTGCGTAGTTGGGCAGGTCTATAAGATGCCGGGAGGGTTCCGAAAACTACACTCCTATTAGTGATGATCTCACCCTTTAAATAAAGCAAGCCCCCAACATTTGCACACATAACTTTTCTAGCCCCATGTTCCGCACCGTTTTTCAAAGGAACTTCAGTCCATGCAGGCTCAAGATCATTAGCAGTTATAATACGATTCCAGCCCCTAAAGACTCCATCTGTGTGGATGGTTGCGAACCACATCTTATTGTGGTAACTTGCTGTGGCTATAATTGTTTTTCTTCCAGAGTTTCCATCCATAATGTCATAATTGAACCATCCAGCATCATTAGGGTCGGGGTTATTAAGCAGTCTATTATTGATACCGTAATAAAAACCAGGCGGCAAAGTTAATAAATCAGTACCATCAGGAATAAGGATTCGCACTCCATTATCTTGTGTCAATTTATACAGTTGAGCATTGTTCCATTTGGTACGTTCGGCAGTCGTCACATGAATTGTCTTATTATTTGCATGAGACTCAGCCCGGGACTCCGCCTCATTCCATTTATCACGCTCCGCTGCCGTGATATGAATATCCGTGTTTGTGGCATGAGTGTCTGTGTATTCCTTCGCGCTGGCTACCCCTTTGTCCGTGTATTCCTTGGCATTCGCTTCAGCCTTATTCGCCTTTTCCTGCGCGCCCTCTTTCGTCTCAATCCGTCCGAGGTCCGAGAACTTCGCTTTTAACTCGTCAAGCATTACTGTTTCTTCGTCATACATCGCTATGATTAACGCCTTTAACGATTCGAAATCATCGACGTAATATTCCGCGAGAGGTGCCATGTTCTGGTCCACAAGACTTTGCGATACTTCAAACCCGAATTTGTGAGCAGAGAGTGATTGGCCGTTCGTATATTTCAGAATGAGCTGACAGTTGAATTTGCCATACATTTTAATTTCGTCCTCGTCTAAAACGTACTCTGCGATACCTTCAAACGGATCAACTATCGTAACATCCCTTATTCTTTGCTTACCGCTTGAAGGAATGAGGACCACTTTTCCGGTTACAGCTGACAGTGGCAAAGGGATGCCATCCTTGCGCAAATAAAATATTAACTTTGCTGTATTAATATCTTGCGTTGAAAATATAAAAGTCGAATGATAAACCCCTTCTGTTTTCGCGTTTATATCAAACGCGTAAGAGCCATTTTTATAAATAGCCAATATCCGTTACCTCCCTTTAAATAGCCGCCGCGTGAATTAATTCAAATACCACTCAAAGACAATTGGGTACCAGGAATTCACATCAGGACTAGGGTGTCTTGTGGATAATATTTTAACTTTTCCGTTCGGTTGGATTTGACAAACGGCATTGTACCCTCCTGATGTTGGAATCGTAAAGGCCAACACTCTATCAGGCGACCACTCAGGATAGTAGCTTATATACTCTGTGTCCATAGTTGTTACGCCTTTTAGTTCGGCCTCTAGTCGTATTTTATTTCCTATTCTTCGTATTCTTGGTATGCGTTCCGAAACGTAGGCAGTCGCACCATTTAATAATTCTATGTCCATCCATCCCGTATCTTTGCGAGATTGGTTTACGTTTACATCCAAGGAATACCCCAGCATTCGATTATGCCTTACAAGAACAACGTCAGCGTTATTCACGACCTGAACTGCAACTAAATCTCCTTTGTACACACAGCACGATTCATTTTCAAAGTTATAGTTGTAAATATTCGGGATGAAGTCGGAGAACTTTTTATTGATCGCACTTGCGAGTGAGTCTTTTGTGTAGATATAGTAATTTAAGAGTTCCCCAGCTAGGTTGTACACGGATATAGCTGGCCTCCCGTTGCTTTTACCGTGTGACATGAATAGGAACCCATCATTTAGGGTTATGCCTTGTACCTTCTCCAAGTTAGGAATATAGTCTACAGTAAAATCGGTGAATAGAACGGGATTCCCCATCTTTATCGATTCCCAAGTGTACACATAAGCATGAATGCTGGATTGATTTACGGTTATCGAAGCAAAATAATATTTGTTAGCCGCGTATTTACTACTTACATCAGCTATAATTAAATCCGAGAGCTCTCCTGTATCGTAATTAAAAATGTTATATCCAGACATTTTTGAAGCTTTAACGATAAAGCATAAGTTACCTTGGTCATTATAAAAAAATGACAGCCCCTCAGTGTATGCGCCAGATTCTATAGGGATTGATTTTCTTTCTTTGAAACTCCCTGTATCAAGATCGCGAATTTCAATTCTCAGTTCTGTTCCTTCATTTTCTTGGGAAGCAACATAGATTTCATTTGTCAACTCGTTTATATTTGCAGATTGCGGCCAAAATAAAGCTTCTTCCCGCGCCTTAAATGTAGTCATCGCTTCCACATTATTCAAATAGCTTAAAGCATCCTGCGAATTGGTTATTAATTCAACCGTCTTGTACATTTCTGCTAGTTGATTCTTATTTGCTTCCAGTTGAGTCTTAATTTCTCCCTTATCTGCATCCAATCTTTCTTTCAATACAGGATACACAAAACCATCATCGTCTACGCGTGCATCCACAACCTCTTTTATGTTGGTTCCATCAGCATTTAAAATGAGATTATTTAGCCGTTTTTTTGATATCTCAATCTCCTGAAAGACTGAAAGCTCGTCTTTATGTTTAATTTGATCCGATGTGTGGGCGTTTTTTGAAGCTTCATGACGCTTTAAATTATAATCGTGTTCATTCAACGTATTTTCTATGCTCTGGATATCTGATCTTAACTGTGCTTGATGACGGGAATTTCTTGTATGATCATAGTCTTTTATTAGCCGAATCAATGCTACTCACTCCTTTTTTGGCAAAATTAAAAACGCCTATCTGAGCGTTTTGAAAAGCTGGTCAATATATCGTTTTTGATCCCTTAGTTTCTTGGCCTGATTGACTGCAATATCCTGAATATCTTTTCTGAAATTCGCGAACGTTAATTTTGGGCTGCTGTATGGGTTCAACGGGTTATACTGAATTGAAATCAGCCGAACATCGTCTTCAAACGTGATCCCTGATGCCGTATCAGCAAGGACGTGAATCGTGTCACCTTTCCAAAAATCCTGTTCGATCTTTAAAAGCTTGGGTTCATAGATTTTTTGGAAATCTGCTTCAATTGTCAATTCAGGGTATGGATTCACATGTTTTTTTAAAACTGAAACCATGCTGCTGGCTTTTTTTATGGTTTCATCTTTAATCGGATCGGCCCAGCGCGGCAGGCCTTCGAGTAAAAACTTTTTCTCATCCGGATGTACGTATAAGATCGGCTCAAATTCATATTGTGGGTTTTTACTGTCCGTGCTGCTCTTCTTCAACGCCCCGTAACCCCAGGCGCGCGTTGTACAATTTTGCGAGTTTGTCTTAATAGAAATACCTGGCATATTATAGCGCGAATCTAAGGTGAAATTGATTTTTTGTCCAATTTTCTTATAAACAAGGATTTTATAGTTATCAACATCCAGCTCAGGACCGTAATCCGAAATGATTTTATCCACCAATTCCGTGGAATTTCCGTCACCAAAGTTTTCTTGTTCAATGCTCGGAAAATCACTTGCCGAAGCTTTTAATACATATTTGAATGGCGTCTCTTTTAATGCGATATCAAAAGCCTCTTTGATCGTCATTTTTTTAGACGCCGTTTCAGTCACATAATTGTTGATCAGCAGGACCGAAAAAATATGGCTGGCCGAAACAGTTTTTCTCAACACATTATTTTCCTGCCGTACTTCAACGTTTGTAATGTAATACTTTTGATGATTAAATTTCCGTTCATCCAGAAAAAGAATGTTATCAATCACCAACAGATCAAATTCAATAGCGTTTTCCTGCGTTTTGGTGATGGTAAATGTAAAGCTCTTCTTCCCCGTCGTATCGTCCGTCAGATCGAGCGAGACGCCCGTTATTTCAACCACATTCTTTCCATCCCCCGCTAGTACATGCAGCTGTGGAAAATCAACATCCGAAGGCAAGTTTTGATTAAGCGGAACGTCTTTTCCATCATATTCTTTGCTTGGTACCTCCGGGGTCGGTATCGGCGTTTCGGGTTCTTCAGGTTCATCCGGTATCTCATCCACAGAATCATATTGTGTGAGTTTATAAGTGAAAATAAGACTGTTCAATTTGGTGGCATAATTGGGATCAGTCGCATAACCGGCTTTTACAAGCGCAGCTGTCGCCTTCTGGTAATCTTTTTCCCCGACTACCGCTTTATAATGGTTCGGGTCCCAGCTCGTTCCGTTTATGTACAGCTTGGCTAAATCCTGAATAGATTCATACCAAGACGGATACTTACGGAACTTGGCTTGCACACGGGTAGCATTTCCGCTCTTATCATATTCAGTCGTCCACATGAGAACATATTGACCGTTATAAGTCCCCTTGATGCCGAATAAGTTTTTTCCTTTCTGCGCCAGCTCACTTGTACCCCATCCGCTCTCTAAACAGGCTTGAGCAATAATGAGAGACGCGAGAATATCATACTTTTTATAGACCCTTTGGGCGTCCGGTGCAATTTCCTTTATAAAATCTGTATTTGCCATATTGCATGCTCCTTACGCGTAGTAGAAACGGGTATCGAATATGATTTCAAAATCATTGGTATTCTGGATTTCAAAATCATTCATTCCTATATCGAGTCCCGGGAGCCTGCCGGATGTTTTGATAGGTGTTTTATTGATCACCGTGTATTGCTTAATAAAAGAAACGCGCTGTGATTTTTTTAATTCCTGTTCAATTTTCAGTTTCTCACCATTTGTATGGTTGATGATCGACACATTTTTTCCGGCCGCCCATAAGGTCACATTGTAGTCATGTTCAAGAGGATTGATATAGGCATCACCAGTGTTATAAACCTGAAACCTCTTTCGATTTTTGAACCTGTATTCCAGATCATCTCGCATTTGAATGTTCATGCCTGGGCTCCAGTATTCCCCGTGAAAATTCTGTTTTGTCAAAGATGTAAATTTTGATTCAGCCAGGCCGGTGACGTTATTAAATTCCACAGTAAAAGAAGTTTGGTTTTTCTGTTTCTCTTTCTGTATGCTGAAATTACCGTCACACGTAACGAGAAAACGGAGGTTAGGCAATAGATCGGTTGAAATATAATAAGGCAACGGCTTCACCAAAAGCGCATAAAGTTCTCGCCTGTACTGATAAAAATTTTCTGCGATGATCGAGTTTAATAGAATTTCTACCTTGATAGATCGCTCTTTAAAAACAACATCGCGGGGATGCTGCGGCAAGACAAGGCCGTTGATCCTCGGTATCTTCACTGTTTCCCGTTCAATGGCCGGTGAATCAGGCGTAAAGCTCAGCAACTTAAAATGGGGGAGCAAACTTGATAAGCTCTGTTCCCCCAGGCCATTATTAAAATCTAAATAAAGGTTCATCAGGTTCGTCTCACCCCACTCTGATAAGCATTTTGATCATATCGGTCTAAACTCTTCCTATCCAAAATCCTGCCGTCACCTTGTTCAAAAACGATTTCCGCCACTTGTTTTCCATCAATATTAACAGGCGCCGGATAAATTCTAATTGGCCCGCCCGCGGCCGCCGGCTCTGGTTGTCCTCCAAACGATAATCCATTTGAAAGGAGCGTAATGAGAGCATCCAGCTTCTGATTCAAAGAAGGTGTGTCAACTTCATTTCGGACGACTAACTCCGAACGCAAGGAAAGCAGCTCATCGGCCGCGCCTTTTATGTTGTAAGCCATTTTGTTGATCTCCTGTTTGAGTGACAGGTTGGCTCCTTGCCCTAACGCCTGGGCGCTTCGTTTTGCGCGCGCGACTGATTTGCTTATTCCTATCGCGAATCCATCTGTAAAGTTGTTACCTTCAGCCATGCTCTTTTTCGCTGGCGAATGGGAGTCAATAGACTTTTTCAATGCTGATAATGCAGACTTACCAAGTTTCCAAGCTGCACTAAACAGCGAGTTGCTGCCGATGCCGCCCTCAATTCCTCTGACGAATCCAGAGACAAAATCAGATCCCACACTGCTGGTTTTCACACTTTTCAACCCGGATTTCGCCTTGTTTGATACCTTCGAACCGGCATTGTAAGACGCGGTTTGCTGACTCATCAATCCTTTGGTCAAGTCCATACCGGCTTTCTTACCGCCCCCGCCGTCAGTTGTCTGACCGAGACGACCGGACACGTTTTTTGAAAGGCTTGCTGCAGTATTATTGTTTTTAGGCTTTGTGGAACTTAAACCGGCATTGTGTTGATCACCTTTTTCTTTACCGGCTGTACGGGCTTGGCCGCTATTTTTAGACAGTTCGCTGTTGACAGATTGACGGAGCACGCTGCTGGATTGTTTATTAATCCCGAGCGTGTTTCTTAAACCGAGAGCAAAGGCATTTCCTTTTTCCATTCCAAACTGCTTCGGCTGCGTCTTTCCTTGGCTTAATCCCTGATTAGCTCCTTTACCAATAAGACTCCCAGTTTCTTGGGCCTGTCCTAATGTACTGCTCAAACCAAGAGTGAATGCCGATCCTTTTTCTCGTCCAGCCTGTTCAGCTTTTTCATTGCCGCCGTTCATTTTTTCAAGGACGTTTTGGATCGCTTCGTCTGCTTTTGCCTGGGCTTCCTGTTCTGAATTGCCAAGACCAATATAAAAATCCTCAAGTGCCTGTTTAGTGGCTTTAATGGCTTCCTCTTTGCTTGTACCAAGTTTATTCAAATATTCAATTTGCTTTTGGGCCCAGCGCTCTTCATATTCGGCTTGGTTTTCTTCATACATGTGTGCCATTCCCATAGAATTGGAAATGAACTTCTTCTGTTTTTCAAGTGCCTTGCCAGTCTCTAAATCAAGCAGCTCACCATTCTTAGACATTTTTGAGAAAAGTGCACGAGAATTTTCCTCGTAACTTGCTGTATTTTTAGCAAGGGTCTTTTGGAAGTCTGCTGTACTTTTTTTCAAGAGAGCTTCCTTTTGTTGAGCATCTATATAGCCCTGTGCATACAACTGATTCAAGACTTTGTTCCGGTATTCATAATCTTCTTTCGCGGCTTTTTTTCCATCATCGTAGACTTTTTTAATCTTGTCGTTGTATTCTTTTGCTTGCTTGAAAGAGAGCTTTCCTTGCTGCTCTGTCACCGCTTTTTGCATGGCAAGAGCTTCTTTTTGATTGGCCGCAAATTTGCTGGTAGATTCTTCAAAATAAGAAATGATCTCATTAAATCTTCGTTTTTGAGTATCATTCATTTTCGATGAGACAAGGCCCGTTTCTTTTTGGAGTTTTTCCAGTTCCTTTACTTTTTCTCTGGCCTCCTGGATATCCTCATTGATATTACCAACCATCTTATCAACGATCTTCTCCCCAGCCTTTTGAGTGTTCTTATCCGTATCCTCCATTAAACCGTTAATAACGACCAAAGCGTCTTTTCTAAGCGTCTCAAGTTGTTGAATCAGTTTATCCCGCATCTCAGAATACGTTTGAACCAATTTCGCGGCCATCTTATCAGCCTGCTCCCCGGAAACGCGGGTGAGTTCAAAAAGTTGGACCTCTGCTTTTTCTCTCAAATCCACATAGGAGCCGGCTGCTTTCTGAGTCGCCTTTGAAACTCCTTCACCAAAAAGCAAAGCCTTTTCCCTGGCCTCTTCCTGCTTCTTTTTCATGTTTTCGGTTTGTTCGGAAACGGCATACATGGCAACTCCTAAAGCGCCCAATAAAGCCGTTCCTCCGACAATAGCCAAGCCCACAGGACCAGTAAAAGCTAACAGAGCGCCGACTCCTGCCGTCAGTGTAGCGACAGCCGTCGTCACGCCTAATACTCCCGCAGTAAGAACCGCAGTTTTTCCAATGGTTGCTTGTGTGCCTTTATCCAGGTTGTTAAACATGGTAAGAAGGGCGGAGCCTTTATCCGCAAGGTCACCGATTGAAGGAAGAAGTCCCTCTGTTAACGCTATTTTTGCACCTTCCAAGGCAGATTCGAATTGAATGATACTTCCGTGAGCATTATCAAGCATGGTATCCGCCATTTTTTTGGCCGCGCCGTCGGATTCTTTCAGCTTTTTCGTGTTTTCTCCGAGCGCTTTCGAGCCTTTTTGAAGAAGGACCGCCCAATGCTTGTATGCTTCAGCACCAACAATCGTTTTCAGGGTTGCCGCCTGCTGCTCTTTGGTCATGCCTTTCATGCCCTTTTCCATTTCTGCGATGACTTCAGGCATGCTTTTCATATTGCCGGCAGCATCAAAAAATTCAAAACCAAGTCGATCAATTTCTTTTTGTGCCTTCCTGGCAGGAGTTGCGAGACGGATCAGGGACGTACCGAAAGCCTGACCTGCAATAGTACCCTGTAAACCGGCATCACCAAACGCCATGATAGCGGCAGCCGATTCCTCCATGCCCCAGCCGAGTGAGTTCGCATTTGGAGCAAGAAATTTCATTGCCTCGCCCATTTGTTCAACATTGGTATTGGCGTTGGATGCTGCATAGGCTATCACATCAGCGGCATGCGCCGATTCTTCGGCCTTTAATGCAAAGGCAGACATGATGTTTGATGTAATATCTGCAGCTGTTCCAAGTTCAAGCTGTCCGGCCGCTGCAAGGCTTAACATGCCAGGCATAGCCCCGTAAATCTCATTGGTTTTAAATCCGGCCATCGCAAGAAAGCTTTGAGCGTCCGCGGCCTGGCTGGCAGTAAAAACTGTAGTGGCACCAAGTTCTTTCGCCTGTGCCGTTAATTTTGCAAGGTCTCCCGCTGTTCCGCCGGAAATGGCTTGCACTTTACTCATTTGCTTTTCAAAGTCGATGCCGACTTGAACCGCATCTTTTAAAGGAAGGACCAAACCACCAAAGGCAATACCCGATGTCATGGCGACAGATGCACCGACATTCCTCATTGTGCTGCCGACTGCATTCATTCTTTGGCCCATTCTGTGGATTGTAGAAGAAGCGCGCCTAGATTCATCCTCCAGCTTTTTGATCCTCTGCGTGGTCTGCGTCAAAGCATTTTGCGTTTTATTCATTTCAGCTGTGGCATAGTTAAGCCGTCGAGCCAGTGTCTGAGTTTCTTGAGCATCTTTGCCCTTTTTTATAGCTGAATCAGCATAAGCCCGTTCAAGAGCTTTTACTTTCCGCTTATGAATATCCAGCTGCTGGTTGAGTGTTTTCGCCTTTTCTTGAGACGTTCTTAACTCGTTGCCCCATACGCCTACAGCTGTACGGTTCTTTTCAAATTCAGATTTGACGTTTTTCATTTGCAGAGCAACTGCACGCATTTCCGTTCTGAATTGGTTCGAGTTTGAATACAGTCTGACTTTTATGTCCTTAGCCAATCGGTCACCCCCTTACCCGAGCACCTGGTCAATATAAAGGCGCTTTTCTTCTTTCCCTGCTGCTAGCTTTCCGCCGGCTTCTTTTCGGCGGGCCAGGCGCCGCAGGTGGTAAACAATGTCCATTTCATCAATCTGGTTTTGCGTATAACCGATTTCTTCTAACGCGTTGTACATGTCAATGACAGCGTCAGATAAATTTACTTCCCCGGCTCTTCACCGTCGTTTGGATCAGGGTTTAAAATTCGGCTGGCTTCTGCGATATTTCCTAAAACGTAGTTTGCTGTGCCGTAAATTGTTCTCGTGACCAGCCTCGCATCAATGCCATTTTCAAATTCGTCAGCTGAGAATTTGTTTCCAAACGCAGCACAGATAAATTCAATTTGCTTTTCTGTGTAGATGCGTTCAGGGTCAGTTGACTCAATATCTTCTGCGATCTCGGCCGCGTCCCGGAACAGCTTTCCTGAAATGAAATTTGGTGTGACAAACTTTTTGTGTTTACCATTGATTCTGAGATTGATTGAAATAGGTTCCATCTTGATTCCTCCCTGTTTTTGGACAATAAAAAAGAGCGCCTATAAGCGCTCCAAATTCTTTATTTACCTAAACCAATTGCTTCGGTTTTAGTATCTGTTGCAAAAGCAGAACCATCATATACAACTTGATTAAACCAACCATCACCGTTAAAAGTGTCACTGTCTTCTGCTTGAGCTTTCCAGCGTCTTTTTCCTTTTGGATTTTGCAACGGCATAAATCCAACCTTAAACTTCGCACTTTCTGGGTCAGCCTTGTCTTCTGTCGTTTTCGATTCAATAGCCATTAATTCAGGCAGCCCTTTAAGAAACCAATAATACCGGTACCCGCCGGTTGATTTCTTCGCTCTGAAGCCGAAAGCCAGATGAATTGCCTTGTCTTCAGCACTTGCAAAGGAAACACCATTCTCTTCTGTGTGGCCGTAAATTTTATTCTGCAATTTTAAAGGGAGATCAGCCATTTCAGCTTCTAAATCAATGTCACCCATACTATTAAAAATGTCATACACACCATTATCAGCCCAGAATTTTGTTTGCTCTGATTTTGGGTCAACCTTTATGCTTACAGCACCCGGGATTTTTATAGGTGTACCGAATTTCAAACTCTCTTCATCGTCTTGGATGACTTCCGCACAGTGAAACATATCTAAACCATAAATTGTTTGTCCCATTACTTTTCCTCCTTAAAAAAAGTTTTCTTATATCGCATAGCTTTGTGAAAAACCTTGTCCGCCTCTTCGTATAAATCTTGAGAGTCGTACCGGCCGTAACCGATTGACTTCATAAGCCGGTCAACTTCTTTTGCGATTTTTGTTTCTTGACTGACCGTATTCGAATTAGTAAAAACGCTGATCTGAAAACGAACCTCAGTGGATTGCACCTGATTATCGGAATATGAATCATCAGCATTTTTCAATTCTGTATATATGACTCTTGGGTATACGTTGACGTCTGAAGCGACTCTATTATGAAAGCCGCCTGTCACCAGTTCTTTTAATGAGAAATCGTTGACCAGGGCAGCGCTCAATTCTGCTTTTGCATCAAAACTCATTTGATTGGCGCTGTTAGAATGCGGGCCATTACTTCCACAGCTGACGCCTCCCCTTCATCCCTGCCTTTTTCGATAAAAGGATACGGTGGCATTTTTGATGTCCCATACTCTAAGAAGGCAGCCCGAAAGGCAACTTTTTTATTCGGTCCGATTGAAACGAATTTTTCTGCGCCTTTAGATTCCCTGGCCTTTGAAACCGTAATGTTATCAGCTATATGGGGCTGATTTTTATCGCTTCGATTAACATTTTGTCGCTGGTGCTGCGCGATAATTTCCCCGCCGGCTTGCAAAGCCACATCTTCCGCCTTTTCCACGTCCTCACCGATTCTTTCAAAATATCGATCTAGGTCGGCCAGCCCTTCAAAGTTCATTTCAGCCATTGAGCCCCACCTCCTGGCACATAATTTCAAGCCACTTTTTTGAATCTTCAGGATCGTTAAAGTCAAGGATGTCAAAGGCTCGGAAAATCGGTTCACCCTTTTCATTGTGCCGATCTGTTCAACGATTCTCATATCGCGTTGAATATCTTGCCGAAACCGAATGGTGATCTTTTTAGGCGATTTAACGCCCCATGCCCCCGCAATCATAGATTCATTGTTTCCGAGAGAGCTAAACCCCTCCACAGCTCCCCATACAGTGAATACATCAACATAAGCGTCAATCCAATTCAGTTCTTCATCTTGAATCTTGGTTTTCTTTTGAAAGGTCAGGCGGTGCCGCAGATCGCTGGTCCTCTTTCTCTTCATCTTCCTGCACCTCATCATCCGTATAACGCAGCTGCGTCATTAGATTTTCAACAGTAAAAGGGATGGACGAGCCGTTTGTCCCTGACTCATACATTCCTCTGTTTTCATACCAATGCTGGACAAGCATTTTGGCCACAATTTCAAACTGTGGGTTCCCATCAACAAACCGCCCAATAGCATTGACAATATAGCTTTTCGCTGCCGCAATAAATTGCGATAACATTTCATCATCTTCAGAATGGTCCAGACGGAGATAGTTTTTCATATCCACCAAATTCATGATGGTTCACCCGCCTTATTCTTGTGGCTCATTGTTCGCGGAATCGTCAGAGCCTGCCACTTTTTCTCTCAACTCATCAATTTGAGATTGAAGACTATCAAACATGGCCTTTACTTCGCTGTTTAAGTTATCCGGCATGACGCTGCCGGTACCAATGTTTTTGCTTCTGACAACATTTTCACCAAGCATTTCGTGGGTGATGCTCCCGTCTTCAATGACAGCCGGATCACCTTTCTCACCTTTGGGTCCTGGCTCTCCCTGTGGACCTTGTGGGCCGGTATCTCCTTTTTCCCCTTTTGGTCCTTGTGGTCCCTGGGGCCCTGGTTCCCCCTGCATTCCTTTAATATACAAAGGGTTGTCTTCACTGTTATTTTTCAAATAAACAGCTGTTACAGGCTTTCCTGTCCCGTCATCCTCTGCGGAAGTGTAAACACCATTACTTTGGTTTAAAAATTGATCTGCCATTTTTCATCATCCTTTTCTGTTATTTTTATTTTCCAACATCAACGGATTTTTCTTCTCTTGGGGTTTCTACTTGAGCATTTTCACCAACAACTAGATCAGTCACAATCACAGCAGCTTCAGGATCAACAACTTTCCCGTCAAAACGCTCGATTCCGCGGAAGTAAGTCTGATCAGTCAAGAAAGCATCGCCGCCAACATCTGTTGATTTAATTTCGAATTTCTGACGGTCAAACATAAAATATCCACGTTTGAAATCGCCAAAAAGAATGTGTGTTTTTTGCGTCTTCTCATCAGTAACAATTTCGTCATAGATTTCAACCGGACGCCCGAACAGAAGGAAGTTGTCTTCATCTCTAGGGTCTTCAGCCAATATCCCTCTGCCGTTTTTATCTTCAATGTTTGCCAGAGTTTCAAAGGCTTCAGTATTCATCACCCATTTTGCGTTTTTCCGATAACCACGTTTAATCTGATTTTTCACTTTCCTTAAAAACTTAATTGTAATTACTGATGGTGCTTTGAGGGTCTTAAATTTTTCGCTTGAGATGATCCCTTCAACGTTTTTCTCTCCGCCTGCTCCATAAAGGATTTCATCATTTTCTGTGACGATAGCTGATTCAGAAAGCCATTCCACAATTTCTCTTACAAAATTCTCAAATGAATCGTCTAAAAGCTCACTTGGAGCCGGCATAAATCCAGCAAACTTCTTGACGTTGTACCAGATTTGATCAAACTCCATATTTTTAAGTTCTTGAATCTGTTCTTTTTCAGCCGTGTTGTAGAGTTTTCCGGCCACTCCTTTTCGGACTGTATAACTGCCAGAAGGGGCAGTTTTAGGAACAACGCGGACCAAATTACGGACAGAGTTTAATTCCTGGATAGATTTCAAAATCTCTTTTGAGATATCATCCGGTACGGTATAGCCACCATCCTTATCACTTCCGCTAGAAAGAGAACGATTTTCTTTTAAAACCCGTTCCATCATATTTCTTTCTTCAGAATTCAAATCAGCTTCACGCCAGTCAACACTTTGAACCACGCTTCCCGATACTCTTTTGTAGCTGTTAGAATGGTTCGGGACTCTGTTTCATTCTGGGCGCCTAAACTGCGACCCTCTCCGTCGTCCAGCGTCGGTACAAAATTGTTCCGTTCCGTTACATCCGACACATCAAGAGAACGCCCCTCCGCCATTAATTCAATTTGATTTTTCAAGGTCTTGGCCTCGTCAAGCAGCGTACGTGCCTCTTCTGTATTTCCCTCTTGCAGCTTTTGATCTGCCGCATTTTTCTTTTCCGTAAATTGTTGTCTCAATTCAATTTCTTTTTTGCTCATTTGCATTGGCATAAATGATTTCCTCCTTGTTTTTAGACACAAAAAAAGACCTCTATTCCGGGAGAATAAGGTCTAAAAGTTCTAATTCCATTTTTAAATTGTCATCCGGCAGTTTCCGGGACTCTTTCAACTGCTCTACCTTCTCCAAACTCCGCGAACCAACGACTGCCTCCGTGTCGTTATATGCCGGGGTGGTGACAAGCGAAATATCATATATACGATGGATTTTATTAATCCGCCTTTCATAAATATCTTCCTCATCATTAAACCGCCATTCATCAGCATCCGTCTCATTGTGATTTAAGGAAAAGGCAAAAGAACACTGATTTATGACGCCGCTTCTTATATTCGCCATCAAATCACGCGCGTATGACGTTTCTGACGGCTTAAAACGGAATTTGAGACCTATGTTGTCCGCTTCTAATTCGAGCCGCCCTACGTCCCCTGAGACGGTATTTCGGGCCAATGGGTAATCTTGCCGATGATTAAATAATGCAATAACATTTGAAAGATCAGCCGAATCCAAAGCGTTCCGGCTAATAATTTCCTTAAACCATCCCCCAAGCCGTTCAGACCACTTTTCAAATTTCAGTGCATATCCTTCCACAAATTCGCTTTCGCCTTCACCCTCTGAACGAACTTCAATAGGTGTGGTTAACTGCCGAATCTCTTTATCCTTCATCCTTTTTGTCACCTCCCTTCAGGGCGCCGCCGGCTTTAAGGCGCTGATATTCTTCCATAAAGTCCAGGAAAACATAGTTTAAGCTGGACATGAACTTGTCCCCGTATTCAATCGGGTTGCGTTCTATTAATGACCTAATCTCATTTCTATTTAAGGCCCCAATTTCTTGAAGTATTTTCAGGTATTCTGCCTGGGTCTTGCTGTCTCCACGTAGCTCACTATCAATATTAAATTTCACATAGTGGCCTGCGGCTGTTTCATGATCTGTGAAGAGCTTAACGTTTAGTTCTTGCTCAAAATTAACAATCCACGGTTGAAGAGTGTTTCTCACATATTCAATGGATTGGTGTTCAATATTCGAGAATGTGGCCTTATCCAGCTCATTCAGTTTGTGCAAAGGCACTTGTAGATCATCGCTATTTGCGCTTATTGAATTTCATTGATTCCACGAATTGAGCCTCTTGCAGTGGCATTGAGATGGATTGATATTCAAGCCCATTGTCTATAATCGCAATGTTTTCACCTTGGTTTACACGTTTCCATTCTTTACGAACATTTTCTTTGGGCTTCTCATCTAAAAATGCAGGAACCTTTAAAATCCCCGAGGAGTTGCGTCATTTTTATAAAGCTTCGCATTATATTTTGTCGCGGCTGCCTGGGCTCCGATGTGTTCGCGGACAACGCCGACCGGTGACTTACCCTGTATGCCGTCAGTAGAAAGCCCTTTGAAATGTAGCACCTGGTGATCATATAACTCGACCGCTTTGTCATTGAGAGCGTTTGATACCAAAGCATTCCCGTTTTCGGATTGATATAAGCATTCGTAGCGTCAGGCCGCAATGGATATAATCCTTTTGGAAACCCACTGGAATCAAATTCAATGTATGAGTAGCCATTCCCCCAAGTCAAAACATGAGTCATCATGAGTTTTTTCCAGGTAAACGCGGTCATATAGGATTAGGGCGCGCATAGATCATATACGCCACAGGATGCTTGGTCTACGTCAATCCCGTTGTCTAACTTTTGGTAGGTATGAACAGGCAGTTTGCGATATCATCAGATAATACATTCACACAGGCAAAAACATCCGGCTGCACAAGCGAATTTCTTTCATTCACTTTCTCGCCGCTTGCGGTCTGTCTGCCGCCGAACAAATTTATCAATTCATTGAAGCCACTGGCCTCAGAGGAATCTGATCGTTTTTCAAACACCCGATCAATTAGCAATTATTTCACCTCCCTTTCTTGGTCAGGAGATAGGCATAAAACATAAAAAATACACCCGTCAGAATCAGACCGATGTTCGTATTGAATCTATATGCAGCTGCAAGGATGAAGGCGGCCCCCACCACAAACAGCAGATCATTTAAAATTAAAAGCAGAAAGGCCAGGAATTTTTTCATTCTCTCACATCCTAAAAGCTAAATTATCAGACATGAAATGTGCATTCAGGTCTACTTTTTGGTTTGTTTCGTGATACATCGCCCTGCGTATGCATTAATGACAGCTGCAGCCGGGTCGATTCTTTGCGGAGATTTTGCTTTATCCAGCATGATATTCTCCTGAGGATCAATTTTCATGATCGCGTTATTGATTGCCCAATTTAAAACCGGGTCATCCCCGTGAACAACTTTGCCGTCATATACTTTTTGACGAAAGTCTTTTGTCGGCAAAGATAGATGATTGATTCTTTGCGGAATCTCCACCATGGTATGGCCTTTAGATTCAAGCCGTTGAGCCAAATGCAAGGCATTCCATTTGTCATATGCGGTTTCCTGTGGCCGGAACCGATGCTTGTAAATAAACTCAATGATCCATTTTTCAACTATTTGATAATCAACAGCGTCGCCAGGCGTATACGTAATGTAGCCCATCTCTTTCCACAGGTCATAAGGCACTTTATCCGTCGCCATTTTTTCTTTTGCGCGCCCTTCAGGCATGAAGGAATGTTGTCCGACATAATAGATTCCATCAAAAACACCAACCCAGCCGACTGATGTTAAGTCGGTAGTCATGGACAAATCCAGCCCAAGATATACGGCCATGTTTTCCAGATCAGGAATTTCACCGCTGCACACGCGCCATTTTGACATTTTCATATAGCCGTTATCCTTTTGATCAACCCATCGGTTCATATTCTTGGTAAGGAAGCTTCGCATTTTTTCTGGAACTTCGAGTGCAACCTTTAAGGCAGAGCGTAGTGACTCCATACCTTCTGGATACGTTGCAACAATAGGGTTGGCTTTGATCCAATTTGATTCGTCTTTTATGTCGTCATCTGGATCAAGTTCGCAGATCATAACAAAATAGTCATCGTTTTCTGTGTCGGCATCAGGATCGAGAATCTTGCTTGTATATTGGTATTCCTTAAAACATGGCCGCTCCATGTTAAACCCGGCTGTCGTGATGATTGCCATTAACGGGCTGCGCCGGGCCACCATACCACTGTCAAGCACATCATAAATCTCGCTGGTTTCATGTGCATGGTATTCATCCACAATTCCCAATGACGGGTTTTTACCGTCACCGAGCTTCCGCGCCTCCCGGGAAAGAGGCTGAATTATTGAGTTCGTTTTATACTTTTTTACCCGGCCGTTTGCGGAGGAATATTTTCCTTCGAGGATCGGAGCATGCTGCAGCTGTTCAAGAATCGCCTGGTACACTTCGTCTGACTGCTCCCGGGACCATCCAGCAATAAACACCCGATGTTTTTCGGTTGTCGGGAACACTTCATAAGAAGCCATGAGGGCGAGAAATTGCGATTTCGCATTCTTACGAGCCAACTGGATATAAACTTTTCGAAACCGGCGGGCACCGTTTTCCTTTTTAAAAAAGCCGTATACATTGGCCGCAATAAAAAGCTGAAAGTCCGTCAGCTCAATCGGCTCCCCCGCAAGTATCCCCTCAACATGTCTGAACTGCCGCGCCCATTCGTAAAAATCTAACACTGCTTCAGCGTCATAGTAAAAGGGGCAATTCGGGTCCGCTAACGCATCAACATCTTTAAAAAATCGCTGCACAGCCCATTTATGCTTTTGACAAGCCTTTATCTCACCGGAAAGTATTTTCTCGCAATAGGCCCATACACGCTCTATCAGAATTTCAGCGGTGACCTCTTGCATTACATCCGGCCCCCGAACCGCTCTTCCTCTTTTGATTTCGGCTTATCGTCATCCTTTTTAGGAATAACGAGCTTGCAGCGCGAGGAAATGGTTAAGCCCAAATCACTGGAAGCCTGCCGGCATTGTTTGAATAGTTTATCTTGATTGATAAGCAAGTCCGAATACGCTTCATTGACTACCGTTTTTTCTTTTTCCCCCACGATATTTCCCTGTTCGTCCACATCTCTGACGACTATTGTTTTCATTGGCCCCTGCTCAAGCAGCTGGTCCGTTACCTGAAGGTAAAGCTTTCGCGAATATAAAAAACGGGCGAGCGCATCAACATCTAAATTCGTCATAATTCCGATGTTTTTCAGCTCGTCCGCTATTTTTTTGAACTCCCTTTTTAAGTCTTTCGGTAAATAAGAAGGCGCCTTTACTTTGTCGCTTGGCGCCTTGATCTCCTGCTTTCTTCGTTCCTCAATCTCCTGTTTTGTCAGGTTTTTCTTACCTTTCACAAGCAATAAGTCAACCGGTTGCCTTGGTCTTGCCATTCCCTCACCTCCTTCCGAAATTTCATTTAGGGAATTTTTCAAAATGTGGAGGGGAGCGCGGTCTCCGGCGAATTCTTTCCAGAGATTTAAGGGCGGGGGGTCTCCATTTCCTCCCGCAGCTGCAGCATGGCCGTTTCTAATTCCTCTCGAGCTTGCGTGTATTTCTGCTTGTATACATCAATTCCCTTTTGAGCTTGTGCTTTAAGACGTAGTACAGTCAGCTTCTTTACCTTCTGTTGCATGCGCCTGATCGTCTCGTTTGTATAGTAGGACGTGTATTCAGTCTGACACCGCGGACACTTGATGTAATGCTGCCGCACCTCGTTGTCATGCTTCCTAACCTTTGAACATCCTTTGATATGAAACTTGGTTCCACAGTGATCACATACGCAGGTTTGATGTTCTGTTGCCAAAGCCTCCATCCTCCTTCGCGGTCTTCCTGCTGTGGCAGGGCGCACACAGCGGCTGCCAGTTGGAAGAATCCCAAAATAGTTTTTTATCTCCTTTATGCGGAACGATATGGTCAACGACTGTCGCGGGAACCCGTCTGCCTTCCTTCATGCAGAAAAGACAGAAAGGATGCTTTGACAGGTACCCCTGTCTTGCCTTCCGCCATTTGCTGTCATATCCCCGGCGGGAAGCAGACTCACGGTATTGATCATAGGCCGACTTTGTTCGCTTGTGCTGTTCGCAGTAGCCTTCCCGGGTGAGAGTAGGGCAGCCTGGCTCATTGCAGGGTTTTAAAGGTTTATTCATCGCCTCGCACCTGCCATGAATCGCGTTAAGGTTAGCGCTGGACCCAGACGTATTAATCTAGGTTTACAGAACGGACGGCCAGCCAGTTGTATAAGTCCAAGCTCATAGTCGCGTTCTCTTCGTTGCTCTCGTAGGTATCTATAGCGCTGCTTACGTTCCCTATTCATACGCTCTCTCACCGACCGCCAGTTCCTTCGTCTCAACTGCTAGTGCCTTATCAGGATCGTTACCATGCTTGATACGAATATAGGTAGAACCAACCTTATCGGCTCCCCCTGTGCGCCACTCAAAATCTATTGCAATACGCTTGGTGATCCTTTCGCCTTTATAGAAAACGTGCGGGATCGAATCAATATCCTCAAGCTCAATTTGCAGCAAAGGAGTTGCTTTTTTCGATGGTGCTTCTGTACTGTATCCACCAAATACCGAATATCTGTTATCATCATTAATAACTGCCTGGTCATCCACACGAACAAATCCAGTTAGCAAAATACCAAGCTTATAGAGACGTTTAATCGCATCCCTCGGCACCCCTTCATCAAAAACGACGTTATATAGCCCGTCGACTTCTGATCCATCCACATATCCGATAATATTCACATCGGGATATTTACGATGAAAAATCTTTACAATCGCCTTATTTACAAGGACTGGATAACCATTTTCTCTCGCAAATTCCATAAGCGCAGTTGTTTTACCAAGCCGCCTTTGTCCCTGTCTTACAAAAATAAACTCATTCTTTTCAGCAGCCTTTTCCAACAACTCTAAGATACTGGCATGCGCTAAATTCAATTCAAACATGCTTCTACCTCCTTTAAGAGCTCCAATCTTTCCTTCCGATTTGTTGTTTCCGCCCAATTATTAAACTCCTGAATTCCTATGTTCACCCGTTTTAAATGGAGTTCCTTTTGTTTCTCATTCAATTCAATTTTTCTCCGGCTGACTTCAATATCATAATTGATTTGTTTTAAAAGTAGCTCTTGTTCAGTACGCCAGGCTTTAAATTGTTTGACGTACAATTCATCCTCTGACAAGGTCAGTCCCCCTTTTGTTCGGTGAACAACTCACGTATTTTCTTTTCAGCTTTTGAAAAGCTCATTTCCTGTTCACCCGGAAAATAAAAGCTGCCTTCAACTTCAGCGGATTTAAAACGAACGGTGGCTTTTATCAAAAACCCATAGGTTTCAAATCCCATTATGCTCCCATCACTAAATAGGGTTTCTCCTTTTCTCTCAATACTTTCTATAACGACTTCCATATGCAAGCCTCCTACATAAAAAACGCCCTCCCATTTGGGAAAGCGCTTGGTATATTCTTTCTAAACCGGGCCCACACTCAGAGGCACCCTTTGCCGCCAATCGTCTAATCTGAGATTCACTGGAACCCGGTTTACAGAGAACATAAAACCAAGGGGTTTAAGACTGCCCCCCCTGAAACGCTTGCTTTCATCCTGCTATCCGTGTGCACCCGAACGCCCTCCGCGGTCTGTAGCTACCCAAATAAAAAACGCCTCCCCTATTGGGAAAGCGCCTTTTATAATTTTGACCTAATACCATATTAACAGTTTTAAAACAAAACAAAGTGCCAGCATTGTGCCATTATTCTGCCATTCTTAATTCCTCTTTAGAAACCTCTTCACTTACTAAACGCCCAGTAAAAGAAACTTCGGAATCAGTTACTGACTGTATAATTCTAGGTTTTAAACGTATTTTTTGGATATACCGCTTAGTATTAGAAGGATTACTATAACTCAAAGTTAATAATAAACTGATTTTTTTCTCGTTTTTATTTATTTTTACATCGTTAGAAATAAAGCTTATTAGATATGTAAAGTATAAGGGTAAATGTACATGTGTAGATTCAGAGTTGTATTTAATAGGATAAATACTCCCTAAAGTTTCCGATATATTATCAATAGTTAATTTGATGACTTTGTCATTGTCTGCATCCCAAAATTCCAATTCTGAACTATCCCCTGAATTTAGATACCGTACGTTATGTCCCTCTTTGAAATACCATTCCTCGCTACCAAAGAGCTTTTTAAGCTCCTCATTAGTGTGATTTGCATCAAAAGTCATTACAACATCACGCGCAGTAGTATCCGATATATTATACAAATCCAGATAGAAATCAGAAGCGTCGATTATTTTATGATTAGGATCCCCATCTTCCCATTGTGAAAAAAAATCAGATCCAAGCTTTGCACTAATATGTTTTGTTGGTAAATCTAAGACTGGTCTCTCCCTTTTATTTATTTCATTTATTGCAATTTCGTTGCTTATTTTTGCTTCATCTACAGCTGCACGGGACGCCAATGCAGCCCTTGCCGTTGCTATGGCAGCAATTACAGTTGCTATGGCAGAAATTATTGTCGCTACTGCTGAAAATGTCTCAAATTCCACCTGTATCACTCCTATTCTTTACTTATTATAACTCAAAATTCCATTTTACTTATCCACATTATCCACGAATTAACCATATCTTATATTGTGTCCAATTCAACGAAACGCGGAACCCTTTGCCCTGCATAGTTTCAAGCCATTTTGTCAAAATGAGTTGGACACTTTCTCGTTATGGTTAGTTCGTTAAAATAGGCAGAAAAAAACTCATCCGTTTTGAAAACAGATGAGCTTATAAGCTGAATGCGTCCATTGTTTGGTCCATTGTGTCTTGAGTGATCCCGATATATCGAAGCGTGACGTCCGGGCTGGAATGGTTGAATATCTCTTGCAGCAGAGCCACGTCTTTGAATTTTTTATAGTGCCAATAACCGAACGTTTTTCTCATGGTGTGGGTGCCGATCCCATCAAGTCCGACGTATTCCGCCGCCTGTTTCAATATGTTGTATGCCGTGCTTCTGCTGATTGGTTTGTTAAGCCCTTCTCGGCTCTTAAACAAAAATTCCTGGTCATCCTTGTCTTTAATGTAATCAGCCAGGGCCTTTTTTAGGGCCTTATTTATTTTGATTCGTTTCTGCTTGCCGGTTTTCTTCTCGCGTAAATCGATGTACATTCGTTTGGCGTCGCGGACTCTTAAACGAAGTAAATCGGATATACGCAAGCCTGAGTTTATGCCGGTAACGAAAAGCAGATAGTTTCTTTCACTCCGTTCTCTCAGGAATTTCTTTATATAATAAATCTGGTCCATATCCCGGATAGGCTGCACGAAATTCATTATGAAGCACTTCCCTTCACATACACTTCTTCTTTTAATGCAAAAGCCAGGTTGTAAAAAGCGCGCGACTTAATTCTGAAGTATGTGCGCGGGCTTAACCCAATTTCGTTGTAAACCTCATAATCAAAACGGTGATCTTGGGAAATATATCGCATGATGATGATTTGCCGTTCATTGACAGGCAAACGGTTCACAGCCTTTTGCACTTTTGCCAGAAAGGCATTTCGTTCTTTTTCCATTTCGACCCTTTTGATAGCCATATCCTCCGTAGATGAATGAAACGCGTTTGTATTTGACGGCGGGACGAGGTTAAATCCTGCCGTGACCTTCGGCAGTAGATCATCCGGAACTTGCAAGAGAACCACCCTGTAATTATCCAGTATGGCTTCAATTTTCTTTTTCGTCGCTTCTCTATCAATTTCGGGTAATTGAAATAGCATGGTTTATTCCTCCTTTTATTTTCGCTTATAAGCGCCGCCTTTGCCTCGTTTAAGAATCTGCTTGTTTTGCCCCATGATCTCTCGCCAAAAGCGCTCAGAGTGCTCCTGCGTTTTTTCAGGGCGTTTTCTTTTGGTGGGTTTCATGTCTATTTCTCCTTTCGCTAGACCACAGCCGGGACAAATAAAAAACGGACACCAAACAAACAGCGTAAAAGCTGTAAGTTCAGTGTCCGCAGGTATTCCATCTAGGACATTATTCTATTTCCGTCCGCCAGACGCCCGTCGCGCCTACAAATTTCAATTTGCAAGCATCGGCAAGATCACAATAACAAAGAACAGCACGGCAACCCCAAGTATCGGCAGCAGAGAAGATTGTTTCGGTACATAGGCAACGTTGCCCTTTATCGCCAGCCCTTCAGTGCGCTCTATGATTGATTTCACGTAATCCGGGTGAAGTTCGTACTTCTCGGCCAACTCGTCAATGGTCATCATGTTATCCCGCTGCGCCTTGATTGTATGGAGTAAAGAAGACTGTAAAAGTTCCATTATTCCGCCGCCTCCCTTGGTCTGTAGATTAAAGACGGCTCAATTCTACCGGGTGCATAATCAATGTTATATTCCCCACAATAAGGACAGCATTCCGGCTCCTTTTCTCTTTCTAATAAAAGCAACTCGCCGCATTCCCGACATTTGAACTCATATATAACTAGATTTCTTCCCATCATTCCGCCGCCTCCTTGCTCATTTGTAGCATTTCCTGTGCTATTCGCGCCTTAGATTTCCGCTGATATTTCTGCAGCTTTTCCGGTAGATTCTGCGCCTTTTTATAAATCTCGTAATGGTACGGGCAAAGATCAGCCCCATTTATTAAAGTTCTGCATTTTGTGCATAAGGGTAAATCGCATGTGCTGTCATGCCCGTGTTCCACACTTTCTTTGAAAGACTGATAGTCTCTGAAAAAGATAGGATTTCTGTTATACTCTACAATGTAGTCGCACAGTCTATCAGCTTCCGCCGTCTTACATATGGCGCACGGGTTCAAAAAAACATTCGGGTCATTCATCCCTTCTCACCCCCCGTCTGTTCCCAATGGATGACAACATCGTTTGAATAAATCCGTAAGAAATCCCCTGAATCAAAGCGGACCTCAAAACCGCCATCGTTATGTAAAAAGGCATTCCGATTATCTACGATGTTTGTGACAGTCGCCATCTTTGTGAAGCCTGGCGGCTTATATTTTTGACCAAGCATATAAGTTTCAGAATTAAAGGTGATTGACTTCGCTTTAAACATTCCGTTCCTCCCCCGCAGGGGAAAGCCCCTGCAAATTAATTAAATTTGTGTGATGATTCAAGATTAATTCGGGAAAAAGCACCTTTAAACGTTTCGATGATCGTTCTGCCGTGTTCCGGGGCCTCTGCTTCATATGCCGTTCCGTTCAATCCATCTAAAACGATGACAGTGACCTTCCCGTCTTCAATTTTCCTTGATAATTCTTGATTGACGTCGATCTTTTTAGGACTGTTCACCAGCCGCACCCCCGTGTTAAAATAAAAGTGTTCAGGTTTTATTTCCGGGGCTTTTTATGCTCTGGTTTTTTTATGCAAACACATCATCTGTTTGCCTGAGCATAGCCAGATTATAAAGCTTTTCGATTTCCTCATCGCTCTTCTGTTTAAGCGACTCCTTCCCGTACCTTTCGATCAAATTGATCCATTCGATTTTTTCCATACGCTCCTGTTCTGTCATGCATATTTCACCTCTTTAAAAGATTTTTCAAAGCGGCATTTTTATAACGCTTTGGACAATGTTCAAACCTGATAATGACTAAAAGCTGCTGTAAGGATGCTTTTTCAAACGATAATTTTGAACCGTCTTTTATCTTGTTCTGATGCTTCCTCACCTAAAAGCCCCCCATTTCGCGGCTGAATTATTCCCTTGTTCCCCTGATCAATGACGAGGAATAATAATTCTTCTATTTCTCTTTTAAAGGATTTTGCTATTTTGATAATGGACTGACCCCGATCCCACAAATCTCTAAACCTATAAAGCTCCTGATCATACCAAATAAAATTATTTTCAAGGAACGGGATATAAACAGGACTTTCACAGAATAGCTGTCTTACTCCGTTCTTTTTCGTTTTCATCATTTGCGGACTAATCCATATTCTCGGATTCGCGCTTATACCGTAAGGCCTATGAGGGAGAATCCTTCTTTTTGCAAGGTCCACAATCAGAATCAAAAGCTCGTCCGGTTTTCTTCTCAGAAGATCGGCAGCGTCATATAACGATTTGCCGTCATACCAGTAATCTATCAATTTACAAAGCTGGACATATGACCATTCATAATTCAAGTTATCCAGAGCAATTTCTAAATGATCAGCGCGGGCAGTCTTTTTCACGCCCAACACTCCCGCACGGTACCGGTATGACGGTGAACAACTACTAATCTTTGTTCATGCTGCAGATTCTTTGATACCAGCCAATTCTCAGGGTTTAAACCGTTCTTTTTGATGATTTGCTTTTGCGCGCGCGTTGGTCGCTTACCGTGTTTCATATGCTTTCCCTCCGTATGTTTGACCAATAGGCCAGCCAATTTTCAAGTTTCTGCTCGATGTCTTTTAACCCTTGCTTGAGTTCCTCGGGGGATTTGTCTGTCTCAAAATGCCCCCACACCCCCGGCATGATCGGTTTTAAGTTGGTGTCCTTCACTTATTTTCATCTCCTAAAAGGTTAGAGCAGGAGCTTTCCGCCCCTTTTTCTCTTTTTGTTTTTCTAAAAACTGAATCGCTTCAAGATGTGCTGTCAAACGGCTAACAGTTTTCTTGTCATAGAGTTTGGTTAAAGCCACACCTGAAAGATTGGTCGTGATGATCGTTACTTTTCCTTGACGGCCAGTAGAAACCCCATACCATACACGATGAATAAAATCATTTGCGGCTCTGTTTTCGTTGTCTGTGTCCCCTACTTCAGCGCCCAGGTCATCGATGACGAGATAATCAACCCTTGTCAGCAGCTCGATTGCAAAAGCCTCTGTCAACTTTTCGGAGTCATCTTTAAATGAGTTTTTAATTCGCCTCATGAGAGCATCACTGTTAACAAAGAGGGATGACTTCGCGTACTCTTCGACATCATTTTTGTTCAGTTCTTTGAGCGCGGCCATTGCAAGATGACTTTTTCCGGCGTTAGACTCTCCTGTCAAAAAGATGTTCATCACAGCGCCTGCCTTGATTTGGCTGACAAATTCCATCATCCTGCGTTTATTCTGCTCGTCCTCTTGGTTGTAGCTGCGGAACGTTTCGAACGTTGCTTTTTTAAGGGTAGGATCGGCAATAAGGGAATAAGTCGATAGAATCTGTCGTTCTACCTGACGGCGCCATATCTCGGCTTCATGCTCGATTTCCTTATTACGTTGTTCTCTTTCGCACATAGGACATTTTATTGAACCGTCTCGGAGTTTCATGAGTTGGACCGGGTAAGGCTTTTCTTCACCGCCGATGATCCTTGTATGCTTGCGGCAATAGACAGGCTTTCCGTTCTCATCAGTATGGAATGTCATCCTCCGTGATAACTCGGCCTTGACTCTTGCCGCCCGATCTTTGGTGAATGTTTCTGTCATGAGGTCTACCTCCTTTTGGCTTTTGGTTAAGATAATTTTCAAATTTAGTGCCAAACAGCGTTTCAGGCCTTAAATACTTGTCCAGATCCGTGCCGCGCCATTCTTCGCATTTGACTAGAATGACATGTTTGAAATCATCAAATCTAAAACCTTCGTTCCATCGTGCCTTTATTAAGGTCTTGGTTTTTGGTGTAGTATGACGGTACTTTGTTCCAGCGACTTTATTTAAAAGGTCGATGATCAGTTTGTAAGGAATTTCATCGTTATCTTTTTTAGAAGCTGCATCGTCGGGCTTGCCCGACAATATATTATTTTCTTTATCTATATCTTTATCTAATTCTTTATCTATATCTGTACCGTCACGTGACGTCACGATAATGTCACTCTTTTTTTGGGGAGAAGAAAGCTGCAATTGCTTTTTTCTTTCTCTGTATCTCTTGTTTCGTTCGGCGTTGAGTTTTCGAACCCGGTCCATGCCTTCGATATTTTGATGCTTTTCCCAATTTGAAATATTAATGAAATTATGTTCATCTATCTCAATCATGCCGAACTGTTGAAACGTCTGTAATGCCATTCTTACTATCGGTAACGGACGATTGAAAATTGTTGCCAGCATCTCGTCTGTATACGGGATATTTTTGCTTAGGTAGATGTATCCTGACGCATTGGTTTTCCCAGCCTGGGCCAGCAGCTTGACCCATATAATTAGAATGGTGTCGGCTTCCGGCATCTGTTCAATCAGTTTGATTTTTTCGTCTTCAAACATTTGCGTACTCAGCTTGATCCACTTGACCTCAGCCATTTACTTTCAGTCCTTCCGACTTGGTCAAAGGCCAAACTGATCTTTTCCCGTTCACGATCACAGAGCCGAGAGCATTGTTTTTACATTCATCTTTAATGATCGCGCCTCCCTGCTGTTTTAGCTTGCCCAAAGCCTGATTGTGCGTTTGGACAGATTCACTGATGACGGCATGAATTTGATTATGTAGCCATACATAGCTGACTAAAAACATGCTTGCTCCTCCTTTTTTGGTATAATGTCCCTATCAAATAATAGAAGGTGAAAGAATATGAAAATAAATCATGATTGTGTCCACTAAGAAGATTTTCAAATTCAATTTAGATACATTCGGATACTTAAAGAGTTGCCTTCCGCTGCCAGGAAAAGTTCTGAAGGTTCGAAACCAAAATTTTCAATAAAATCAGATGTTAACTCTTTAATGTACTCATCAATATCTTTTAGTCGTGTGTCTTTTATGATCAGTTTTATACAAACTTGATTTTCAACCTCTGTTGCCGCAGGGGTCGATTTATTTTCGTTTTGGATGCTCATTTGTTTCTCTCCTCTTTGATATAATGTCCCTATCAAGATAGGGGGGGTGAAAATATGAATCTAGATGATAAAAATATTCATGATTTTGCTATTGCTGTTGTAAACTCAACCTCTGTAGAAGGAGACTCCCCAGAATCCATCGTACAGAAGAAATTAGAGTTATACGTTGAGGCGATACGTCAAGCAACTGCTTTAACAGTTAAAGTTGACAAAGCTGAAAACAAAAAATATGAGCAGTACTACGAATCTGGAAAATTTAGAATTTAATCTTCTCTTCAAGGAGTGCAAGAACAATTCTCGCCACATAGTAGATTTGTTCTGTGCTCCATCCCTCTTTTTCTGCCCAGTCCAGAAACTTTGAACAACTACCTAATGAACGTTTCATGTGTCGGCTACGGATTAATTCTTGATTTTTTTTACTTTCGATGTATGCATCTTCTATGGATTTCTCAATTTGTTTTTCCATTCCATTACCTCCCATGGGTATTCTTTTGAGTAATCTCGTACACTGCTTTGATTTCTTCAAGCGGGGTGTTTTTTATATAGTCCTCTGAAAAAAGATTCTCATGAAATGCTGAATAGAACTTCATCGGCTTTTCAAACTCTTTAATCCCTGCTTTTTTCATCCATTCAAGTTTGTCTTGAGAAATGCCGTCTTTCATTTCTTGTTTAAAAGGAACAGCATTGTCGTGATAAAACTTTTTAACTAGCGCTGGAATTCTTTCTAACTCTTTTAATGTAAAGCCGTGTTTTTCACACTCTTTGCAAATCAGGGTTACTAAGTTGTTAAAAGCTGACTCTCTTTCATTGTTCATTTTATTTACCTCCTAAATTTGTGTTTTCACAAATGCTTGATAAATCTTCATAAAACGCTCCGCCTCGCTTAATGCAAGCCATTCTTTTGTTTTGATCTTCATTTTTCTCCCCTCCTGCTTTCAAGCTCATCAATATCCGTTTGTACGCGAAGAGCCTCTTCGAGAAGACCGATTGCCTGCGAAAGTTTTCTTCGTGGGCTGTTTTCTTCTTCGTTGTATACTAATAGTTGCAGATCAATTACCAGATCGCCTTTAAGCGTGAATTGAAGGATTTTATTGTTTGACCAGTATTGTTCAAAAACTACGTTGCCTTCTTCATCTATACAGGAAACAAAACCTACATCTTCAAGCTTTTCACCTTTTAGAAAGTCGCCTGGTGTTGTTTCATCTGTCACTATAGTTCTGATTGGTGATTCGTTTTGAACAGCGTCTAAATAAAATTTCACTTCCTCAAGTAGCTTGTCTTGCTTTTCCAACAGCTGATCTATTTTTTTCATTTTTTATTCCTCCTACGCTGATTGACTTCCGTTAAAAATCGGTCTCCATCCTTCAATGAAGCTCATCGCTTCTTCAAAGTCTCTTTGCAGGATGTTCGGATAGGCGTTTACTCTGTACGCATCTTTTAGGTTCTTCCATAATGCTGCATAAACTCTTCTCGTCGTTTCATAGATTTTTTTGTCTACCATATCCTCGTTCCAGAGCTTATGCACACGCTTGTTCACCGCGTTCCTCATGGCTTGCTGCTGTGAATAATCAAGTGTTAATTTTTTATCGAGATCATGCCGAAGTTGCTTGATGTCCTCTTTCATTTCGCCAACATCTTCGTTGAGCTGGATGGTTAGTTTCATATTGGCAATGATGCTCTCTTTTGCGTTCATCGCTTTTGGCTGCTGCTGTTTCTGGATGTATTCTTTCATCCGCTTAAATTCTTGAATGAATTTAATTTTGGTTTGAACAGCTTCTTTTGTGTTGTAACCGAAGACGACAAGGGTGAATGCTTCTTCGGTAAGGTCATATTTTGGATATTGTTTACCACGTACTTCGTAATTTGACGGCTGAAAATTCAGCTGTGAGAATTCATTCCCTGCATACCCCATTTGAGTTCTGATATCTGCTAAAACATTTTTATGTTCCTTTCCAAACATTTCCGCAATGGTCAGGCTGTCCGTCACTACTTCGTTTTCCTTAACAAAAACTAATTGATTTTCCATCTATATGACCTCCTAATAAGTTTCAGATTCCATCCTTTTTATCCAATCCAAGTATGCTTCTCGGCGAATCCGCCTGCTGTTGCCACTTTTAAAACTTGGCAAATCACCAGAAGTGCAACGTTGATAAACAGTATTTGGATGCCACCCCATTAACTCCGCAACTTGCTTAACAGTAAGTATTTGCGGCAATTGATCAATTATTTTCATTCCAAACTCCTCCCTCACATATACCTTTAAACGGTAGTTAAGGTTAAATTTTTTTCTTCTTCATCATACGATCCATCATTCACAATAGGTAGTTTTATAATGTCCTCAGGTAAGTTGTAAACTTCTGCTGCTTTTTTAAGACGATAACCAGGAATTGCAGTGATGCCTTTTTCGTAATTCCGAAGAGTTTTTGGTGTTATTCCAATTTTTTTCGCGGCTTGAGATTGGCTTAAACCTGCGTTAACCCTAGCTGCTGCTAAAGTTATTTTTATCATTCCCTTTCAACTCCTTTCGTTATTCTATGCTCTTAATATACTACCTTTAAAAGTTACCGTCAATACCTTTTAACATTATTTTTACCGAAAAAAAGTATTTATTCTCTTTACATACTTACCGTTTTTAGGTACTATAATAAGGAAAGAATTAAGGAGGCATTAAAATGAGTGACATTCAAAAACTAAAAGAAATCATGGCAAACAATTTGAAAAAACAATTAAAACGGAAAGGAATATCTCAAACGATGATGGCACGAGACTTAAATATCCCAGAAATGACTGTGTCCAACTGGGTTAAAGGAAAAACATATCCTAGACCAGACAAAATTCAGTTAATGGCTGATTATTTTGGGATTACTCGTACTCAATTGACAGAAGAAGCACCATCTAATCTCATTCCTGCAGCTCCACAAACAATTCCAATTCCCGTACTCGGAACAATTGCGTGTGGTGAACCGATATTAGCCGAAGAAAATGTAACTGAATATATATACGAGTCTCCCGATCAACTACCAAGTGGTAATCTATTTTATCTAAAGGCAAAAGGGACAAGCATGGAACCAACGATTCCTGACGGATCATACGTATTAGTGCGTGAACAACCGGAAGTGGAAAATGGGGCAATAGCTGCCGTACTTGTTAACGGCGACACAGAAGCTACCCTGAAAAGAATTAAGCGTCAAGGAGATATGGTAATTTTGATGCCAGATAATCCGAATTACAGCCCTTTTATTATCACCCCTGACAACCCAGCGAGAATCATCGGACAAGCGATACAATTCACACAAAAGTTGTAAAGGGTGATAAATAATGAAAGGATCATTTAGGCGTCGAGGCTGCAAGTGCAAAAAGAAACGGTGCACCTGTGGCGCAAAGTGGTACTATCGGTATGATATTGTTGATCCGACTACTGGTAAGCGTAAACAAAAGGAAGTTGGAGGGTTTAGAACAAAGGCAGAGGCCGAAGAGAAAGCTAAACGAATCCAATATGAGCTACTGCAAGGAACCTATATTGAAGAGAAAGAAATTACATTCGAAGAGTTCGCGAAAGAATGGCTGATCTGGTACGAAAACACTGGGAAGGTAAAGGTAAGTACGATAAGGGTTCGCAAGCACGAAATCAGTCGTTTGATGGACTATTTTCAGTATTTGAAGATGAAAGATATAACACGCAAGCAATATCAAGAGGCACTCAATGACTTAAAAGCAAGAGGATATGCAGAAAATACAATCGACGGTGCCCACCGAACCGGGAGAATGATCTTTAAACGTGCGATTGAACTTGAAGTGATCAAAACCGATCCGACCGAATATGCGATTGTCCCGAAAGTTCAAAAAACCGTTGAGGAATTAGAACGAGAAAAAGAATTGCCAAAATATTTAGAGAAAGAAGAACTTGCACATTTTCTCTCTATTATCCCGGATCATCAAATGGATATTCGTGACTATCCAATATTCTTAACGCTTGCCTATACAGGCATGAGAGCTGGAGAACTTTGTGCTCTAAAATGGAGTGACATCGACTTTGAAGAACAAACTATAAGCATTACAAAAACGTATTACAATCCACGCAATGCCATAAAAGAATACGAATTACTCACTCCAAAAACAAAAAAATCTAAACGTGTGATAGATGTTACGAAAGATGTCCTGATCGAGCTTGATAAGCTTAGAAAGGCTCAAAAAGAAGTGCAAATGAAATACCGCAAGACTTATCATAATGAAGGGTTTGTTTTTGCTCAATTGGATGAAGTAAATGCAGGGTATCCGGCTTATGTGAAGTTAATTGAAATACGTATGAAAAGATTGCTTAAAATTGCCAATTTAAATCCATCACTAACCCCACATTCATTAAGACACACTCATACCTCTCTGCTGGCTGAAGCAGGGGTTAGCTTGGAACAAATTATGGATCGTTTGGGACACACTGATGATGATACAACCAAAAATATTTATTTGCATATCACTAAGCCAAAAAAGAAAGAAGCTTCCCACAAGTTCAGCGAACTCATGAGAAGCTTACTTTAA